AACACCGAGCATATGGAACGGGTGCATAAGGATGTTGTGTTCTGCTTGGAATACAAGCATGTAGTTAAAAGTACCAGAGATACCAAGAGGCATAGCATCAGAGAAAGAACCTTGACCGAAAGGATAGACTAGGAATACTGCACTCGCTGCAGCGACTGGTGCGGAATATGCCACACAAATCCATGGGCGCATACCTAGACGGTAAGAAAGTTCCCACTCACGTCCCATATAAGCATAGATACCGATAAGGAAGTGGAAGACTACCAGTTGGAAAGGACCACCGTTGTACAGCCACTCATCGAGTGATGCTGCTTCCCAGATGGGGTAGAAGTGTAGACCAATTGCGTTTGAACTTGGGACAACAGCACCAGAGATGATGTTGTTTCCATACATGAGTGAACCTGCTACGGGTTCACGGATACCGTCAATATCGACGGGAGGTGCTGCTACGAAAGCGACTACGAAGCAGATAGTTGCTGCCAAGAGTGTCGGAATCATAAGCACACCGAACCAACCAACATACAAACGGTTGTTGGTGGAGGTTACCCACTCGCAGAACTGTTCCCACGAGGAGGTTGATTGTTGCCTTGAAAGAGTTGAAGCCATTGTTTTGAAAAGGGTTAGATATGAGTGCAGGGAAACACTAGTAAAATATTCCTGTCTCACCCTCAGAGGCAGGTATTAAAGACGTGGTTTATACACCCTAGAGGTCTTGGTTTGCGGGGTGTGTTCAAACGAAGAAAAAACTTTACGTTTCTTAATCAATCGATGTATTTAGTATAGCAGGTTGTGCTATGTCCGTCAACCCCTGAAAGATGAGTGATTATACTCAACTAGTAAGAGGGGTCTTCCGAACTTTGGATAGTATAGCACGTTTCTACCTCCCAGTGCTTCCAATCGACCTCTCTTTTTGCGATCATTTGTTCCAGTTCCTCAACTGTCATACACACCTTGACTGGTTTACTGGTCTCCTTATCATAGATATGGAACATTTGTGTATCAATCATTACTTTTTTTAATTCGGACAATAAAAAAGGGACCTTCTGTTATGTGGCAGAGGTCCCTTTAGGCGGCGACGATATTCAATTGTTATTTAGGCAGGATTAGTAACAGGAACCATCATGCCACCACCACCTTGATCATCATCGTCAATATCAATATCAGATAAGACTGCGTTAATAATAAAAAGAAGTACTAGACCTGATGCGAACACTAACATTTACCATACTCCCGGAATAATCTGTCCTGTGGTTGCATAGGTTCCAACGGCTACGATAAAACCAAGCATTGCTAGACGTGAGTTGAGGATCTCTGCCTCAGGTGTGAATCCGAATTTCATTTGATTTGCTCCTGTGTTTTGTTTTTAATAACTATTCTGCCTTTGCCTGTTAGATATTCGATTTGGAATACTAACTCATCATCATGCCCCCAGCAGAGTTCTTCGTATAGGGCATTCAGTTTCTCCATGTCTTCATAGAGTTGATTAGGATTTGTCATCTTCCTCTTTGACTTCCCATGACCCGCCAACTCCACCGTCCATGTTGACAACAATGTCTTGTGGTTCAGCAGGTTCACTTAAGTGATGGGGTTTATGTTCTCTATCCATGGGTTGAGAAGGATCGAAAGGAGTGCGCGAAAGGTTTTTAATAACGATGAATGCATCCTTATTATACTTACGGACACCATAAGGTGTCGCCCACTTCTTATTATAATTCTCACCTTGGTGGATACCAGAGACTACTGTACCACCGATCTCAATTACAATGTTATCATTTCTTACATCCCAACCAAGGGTTGCAATCTGATTCCAAAGATCATCTTGTGTAAATTCCATCAATAAAGACTCTCTTCCTGTTCGGTCAAAACTACGCAATCGCTAGTAGGATAGGATACACATGTCAGAATAAATCCTTCTTCCATTTGATCGTCATCCAAGAACGATTGATCGCTTTGATCAACAGAACCACTCTCAAGTTTACCAGCACAAGATGAACAAGCACCCGCACGGCATGAGTAGTTCATATCAACGCCTGCTTCTTCAGCAGCGTCGAGGATGTACTGATCGTCTTCGCAAGGAAAGGACGTTTCAGTTCCATCAGGTGCCTTAGTTGTGATAGTAAATGCCATTAGTATGTTTCAGAAAGTTGTTCTACAGAATATGCCAGTGCTACTAGGAACACGACACTTACCATTGTAAAGAATGATGCCGCCATTGTCAAGCTACTCCAAAGAAGAAGTTGCCTGTGATGGCATATGACAGGAAACCAGCAATAATGCCAAGCATCGCCCAGCGACCGTTTGCTTTTTCAGCACGGTCAGCATGAGTCTCATACCCATAACGCTCTGCTTCTGTGGGATCTACATACATGCGGGGTTCTGATGCCCACATGTTTGTGCGTCCACCATCTTCTGTTGTTACGGTCATGATACGTTTCTTAATGAATCTTTACGTAGTATATAGCAATTCTTAAGATCCGTCAAGCCCCTAACCATGACATAAATAAATATGGATCCTAAATGAGAGTGATATGAAAAAGTTATTACCACTCGCAATGCTACTGATGACCGCTACTGCTGCTAATGCTGGCGGACTTGTTACTAAACAATCTTCTAGTGTTCAACTGACTGTTGATGCTGCCAGATCCACCGCTGTAAGAGTAGGAAATTCTTATAGTATTTCAGGCAGTGGTGTTAATACTACTGATGGAACTACGGCAGGAACTATTTCCTCTGGTGCTATCACCAGTGGCATTTATTCTCCTGGAACTATCTCAGCAACACAACATACAGACGGAAATGCTTTCACATATAGTACCTCGTTTACTCAAGCTGATGTAATTCCAACTGCTGCTCCTACTGTAGGAGATGTTCCTAACTTCTCTAATGTAACTGCTTATACTGCAGGAACTGCTGGAAGTCTAGCAGGTACAGTTGGAACTTCGGGTGCTCTAACTGTAACCGCTGGTGGTGCTGGCACTACAGCAACAGGACAATTTGTTTCTGAGATCACTGTCATTGACTGAGGAGTTAGATAATGAATACTATGATTCGTTGGTCTGTGATGTCTGTGGTGGGTGTAAGTGTCACACTTGCTCCTGCCCTGGCGGTCCCCGTGGTCCCGAACTTCACACAGGGAAGCATGACAAGCCGGACAGAGACCACTCAGAAGATAACTGAGACAATAAATTCAATGGATTATAACACAGGGTATCAGTATTCTGCTACTGGTACTGGTATAACAGCATCTGGAAACCTTACACCAGGAACAGGTGCTACTAATGTAACTATTAATGGAGTGACTTCGACATGGACGGGAATAACAAACAAACCTCAATTCACACAAACAGTACCAGGAGCAGCGTTTCAGTTCACAGAAACTTATCGCGGACCTGGTTTAAGCAACCAAACAATTATTCAAAGAGTGACCGAGGTAGAAAGTGCAACCGATACTACAAGTATCTTCTCCCAATAACATTATTATTTGCTAATCCTTCTTATGCTGAAACTGTTGGTGGTGTGTCTGCTACTGCTTCTCCTGTGGCTAATAGTTCAGGCTCCGTTACAAACCAAGCTATACAAGTCCTTCAGGGACCATATATTACAAACACATACGGAGGTGGTATACAATGTCAGGGTCCCACTCGCAACTTCACCCCGTATGTAACAGGAACTGCATCAGCATCTAAACCATACGAACCTTACTACAATGATCCAGTATATGATATCAGTGATCTAAATGAAGATGGTTTGATTGATAATCCTGGTGATGTTTTGTTCACTAAAAAAACTAGAACAGGACAGAAGGATAACTATAGTCTAGGTCTAGGGTTCTCTATGACATGGAGCACACCTACAGACAAAAAGTTACAAGATCTGTGTAAAGAAGCAGCGTCTTCCAACATTGAAATGATGCAGCAAATAACTGCCAATAAAAGATTGGACTTTGAGATTGCTAGACTTAAAAATTGTGGCGAGTTAAAGTTAAAAGGAATTCAATTCCACCCCAAGAGTCCTTACTATAAAGTATGTGCTGATGTGTTGGTAAACAATCCTCCTGGACATAGACATCCACACTATCACAACATCCCTAGCGTTTCTTCTTCCTCCTCGGGAAGACAGAACGAAGCTCCTTCACAGCATGATTCATCTGACGCTGCTCTGCTAGGCGCTCCCCTACAGACAAAATAGGAGGTTTCTTACCACGTAAAGTAGAAATCTTTTTCATAACTTTCTTAACCGTTGGTTTGACTGCTTTCAATAGTATGTCTGCCAACGGTTTTGCTAATAGTGCTGATGATGTAGCGATGACAGCAATACCACCTACCTGCATTACCTGTCCACCACTAGGTAGACCAGCAAGAATTTGTGTAGGTAATGGAACTGGTTCTGTTATCTGAACACATGTCTTATCGATGAGTTTATAACCAGTAACTATCTTTCTAAATCCTTCCACATATGTTCCGACAGGTTCTTGTGCCTGCTGCACTTTAGTAGGACATTCTACATTAGCAGTAGATGGTGGAGGTGATGGTGTATCTGTTTTTGTTTCTGGTGGTTTGGGATTATCCGGTGTTCTGTTATCCACCTGAGGTGGACCGGTCATAATCATCTGGTTTGGTTCAAAAGAAATAGGATTAAAATTGGGAACCCCAGAATCGCAATACGTAACCACACCATTTGGATCATCCTCTCTCAGTTGATTATTTTTAGCAGTATTAGTTTCAGTCGCCTCAACACACCCTGGTATATTAACCACAGGCACACCAATGTTTACAACTACTGGAGCTGCTAATGGTATGGATGTTGAAGTGTTATTAAAGTCATAGGTGGGTATAGTATTAATCTGAATATCTTTAATACTAATATCCCCACCTGTAATGATAGGTATCTCAGGCATCAGTCTTCAAATAATTTAAAAATTCCTGTCCAAATAGAATGAAAGAATACATATAGGAAAAATGTTTCTGTCGCTTCTTTCTTCTGTTGCTTCTTATAAGCAGTTTGAGCCATAATGTTTCCTCAATGCATAACTATTTAACAATCATTAAATACACTTCCAACTTGTGAACCAAGTGTTGACCCTGCCTTCTGTCCTAGAAGCAGAGCCCAACCACCTGCTAACCACCCCACGTAAGGGATGCTAGCGACCGCTGGAACGGCGAGACCAGCAGCTATGCTAGTTCCTGCCATCGCACCTTGTGATCGTGCTCCAGCGTCCGCGATCAAACACTCTACTTCTTTTGCAGACTTTCCCTGCTCGTCAGTTGCACCTCCTAGGTTCCTGGTGCCCTCACGGGTGAACTGATCTGTGCGCCACTCACGGCGACTCTCTGTGCCACCACCAAAGAATCCTTTCTTGGTAACATCAGAAGATAATGATCTTTGTGATTCCAAAACCTTAGGATCGTCAGCACGGAATTCAATTTCATATCCATCCTTGCCTGCCTTAATCTTATAAGAAGAGTAAGGACCACGAGGAATGTGAAATGTAGGAGGTTGCAGCACAGGTTCAGGTTCTTGCCTGAAAACATATCCAAGCAGACCTATGTGTGCTACAACAAATACTCCACCAACTGAAGCGGCGACGATCTTAAGTTTATTCATGATTAGAATGGCATGACAGGACTAGACATAGCAGGACCAGTTACCTCAGGAACAGATGGCATAGCAGAATCTACCATTGCTGGTAGTGCTTCTGTGATTGCTTCAGTGATAGCAGCAGTTGCTTTCTCCCGAGCACCTTCGATTAATGTATCCTTTTGAACGTAAAGATAAGCACCACCCCCTAAGACAGATAAAGAAACTAGACCAGATAATAACGCGACTACATTAATCAATTTTTGCATCTTTCTTCTCCAATGTAGGTGCTTGCTTGGATTCATCCTTCTTCTTAGAAGGCATGACCCCGAACGTAGCTAAAGTTCCAGTAAAAACACTGGCAATAAAAGTTGGATCGATATTTTTCTGAGGAATACCAGGAACAGTTACATAATTAAGAGTCAGAATTGCTGCTGACCAACCAAGAATAATAACTCGGACGAGAGTTGATACACCCTCATCCGCCCACTCAAATTTGTTTTCCTTTTTGGCTTCCTCTTTCTTTGGATTTGATTCCATGAGTAAAGAGTAAGGCAGCTCTATTTAGGATTCTGTAGGTGGTCTTTTCTTACCAATATTATACTTAGACTCAAGTGCCCATTCACCCTTTTCTTTATATGCAATAACTTTGATCTGACTAAGTGGTGCTGCGTCTGTCACAACATCTTCTTTTACAATCTCTACTAGACCCCAATCAGATAGTAGTTTAATAATACGATTGCGTCTTTGCACATCGTTCTCAGATAAATTTGCTTTCTTACCATCAAGTGCAAATAATTCTTTGAAGTGTACAATATAATATTGTCCTTTCTTATGTAAGATATGACAGGACTGAAATAATTTCCTCTCCTTTCTAGAAGCAACACCAATACGAGTAAGAGTTTCGCGAACTTTCAGGAAGTCATCAGGTTCCTTCAAGTTCACTTCTACCATATCTGCCTTTGTCCATTGAACTTCTTTAGGTTCATTCATCGTTTCTTACCACCTTTATTCAATTTATCTTTAATAATTTCGAGTTGGTTGTCGGTAAGAATCCTGAGTGCTTGCATTGCTTTCTCGGTCGAATAACCATAGAACTCTTTAACAAGTTCAATATCCTTCACCTTTTCTTTTTTACCCCATGGAGAAAATCTCTTGCGGGACCTGACGGTATTTATAAAGAAATCATACTGTAGTTTCTTATCCAAATTTGGATACTGGTTCATCTCATTAGAAAGCATCACAGTATCCATGTGATGTGACATACATTTATTAATAATATATGGAGGATAATTTTTTTCCCATGCAGGATCCTCACCTTGCAACAAGTTCTTTTTGGTAAGATTAATAGTGTTTAGATAATCCTTAAGAGGATATCTTTCATCATACGACATAATTTAAAAGAAGTAGTTCTTTACGTTGTTGCTGGTCCTTCATATATTCTCCAACTGAACGCATAGTATAAGTATGGTCATACTCATATGGTTTCCAATCGATGAATCGAGACTTGATTAGGTTAGAAGAATTATATGATACCATCTGGTTACAGACATGTCTATCACACGCAAAGAAAAACTCATCGTGGTCAAATCCTTTATGCATCCCACCTTTCTTACCGTAGAGATTTGATTTGATCTCATAAGGAGGATCGAGATATACAAACGATTCCTTCTTATTAGTTAGAAGTTCCTCGTATGACAGATTAGTAATTCTCCAGTCTTGGATGAGTTCTCCATAGGCGGGGAGTTTATCAATCCCTCGCATACTAAAGTTTGAGTCTGACGCCTGTTTGCTGAATGAG